GCAATGAGCCTTGCTCGCAAACACCGGGAAAAAGTCCTGGCATCTTTGTCGATCGCGGTCGCTCCTGCTCTGGCGAGCGGGCTCGCCACCGATCCGAACCCCGGTCCCGTCGAGCGCATGGCGGCGCAGATCGCGCTCCGCCTGCGCCACGACCGCAAGCGCCTGCACGAGATCCAGAGCGTCGAGGCGAAGGTCGCCGCCAAGCGCGAGATGCTGCCGGAATATGAGTCGTGGATCTCCGGCCTGGTCGAGACCGGCACGGCGATGCGCCTCGGCTCGGCCGATCCGGTGCTGCCGACCGTCATGGTCTGGAAGATCGACACCGGCGACTTCGCCGGCGCACTGGTCCTCGCCGCCTACGTGCTCGAGCACAACATCAAACTGCCCGACCAATTCAAGCGCCAGGCCGCGACCCTGATCGTCGAGGATATCGCCGAGGCAGCGCTCAAGCTGCTGCTCGCCGGCAACGCCTTCGATCTGACCACCCTCGAGACGGTCGGCTCGCTGACCGTCGATCACGACATGCCCGACGAAGTCCGCGCGAAGCTGTTCAAAGCGCTCGGCCTCGAGCTGGCTCGGCGCGCCGAGGGGCAGGAGATCGCACTCACCGCCCGACGGCTGCTCGAGCGCGCGCTGCCGATGCTGAAGCGGGCGCACGAGCTGCACGATCGCAGCGGCGTGAAAGACCGGATTAAGAAGGTGGAGAAGGCGCTCGCCGCTCTGCCGACCAACGACACTGCCGGCGACGCCGGCTGACCAGCTCGCCCCCCGGCGCTCGGGGGCGGATCGCACGACGCGGGAGGAGCCTTCGGGCTTGAGGGCCGCGATTCGTCCCGGTCCTCACCCCCGTAACGGGCGGGCAGAATTTCCAAGGATCGCCCGCATGCACCCGGCCACGTCCATTGTGATCATGATCGGTGGCCTGGCGCTCTTCGTTCTCGGCGCCGACGGCGCTTGCCGCTGGCTGCTCGCATGAGCAGCTTCGTCTTCGGCGGCGGCGATCCCGCCTGCGGCACCAGCGTCGTGCCGCCCCCCGAGCCTGTCAGCACGGCCGCAATCACCAACGATGGCTGGTTCCCCGACATCGATCCGGCTGCCTTCCGTGCCACGCTGCGCGTCCGCCAGGACGTCACCGCCGAGCGGCTGCGTGAAGCGATCCTCGGCGCGATGATCACGGTCGGCAACGACCTGGCGCTCTGGTCGGTCGCGCTGCAGCTGGGCGGCTACGCCAAGCTCGCCGACGTCCCGTCCCTGAAGCTCGGCGGCGAAAGCCGGCTCGTGATCCTCTATCGCCGCGCCGTCGCATGCTTTGCGAAGGCCGACCTGGTCGAGCGCTACCGCGACGTCGACACCACCGCCGCCGGCGATCGCAAGGCCGACGCGCTCGAGCCGACGATCGACGAACTGCGCCGCGACGGCCGCTACGCGATCCGCGACATTCTCGGCCGCACCCGCACCAACGTCGAGCTGATCTGATGGCGGGCGACGTCATCACCGCCCGCCAGGGCGACACGCTGGACGAACTGGCGTGGCGCGAGCGCGGCCTCGGCCCGGCGGATCTCGGCACCCTGCTCGATGCCAACCCCGGCATCGCCGCCGCCGGCGCCGTGCTGCCGATCGGCACCGCCATCATCGTCCCTGTCACGGCGCCGGCGTCCCCGACCCGCGCCGTCGTCAACCTCTGGAATTGATCATGGCCAGCGAGCACGCCCACGACATCATCGAAACGGCCAAGGCCGCGCTCGCCGCGATCGCGCCGGCGGCGCTCGGTTCACTGGTGGCGCAGATCCACGAGAAGGGTCTGGGCTGGCGCGATCGCCTGCTCGGCTACGTCGCCGGGATCCTGGTCTCCTACTACGTCACGCTCGGCCTGGTCGCTTGGTTCGGTCTCGATCAGTTCGTCGGCCAGGCCGTTGGCTTCGTGCTCGGCATGATCGCCTTCAAGTCCACGCCGAAGTTCATCGCCGCGGTCAGCGACGTCGTGGCCAGCCTCCCCACCGTCGTGCGCGACTGGATCGCCAAGAAGAAGGACGCCGCCTGATGCCCGCGCCCGCATGGATGAACCCCGCCAAGATCAGCGACATCACGATCCACTGCTCGGCTACGCCGCGCGGTCGCAATGATCTGGCGGCGACGATCTCGGCTTGGGACACGAAGAAGTTCGGCCAGGTCAGCTACCACTACGTCATCCAGCTGGACGGCTCGCTGGTGCAGACGCTGCGCCACGATCAGCGCGGTGCCCATGTCGGCGGTCACAACACCGGCAACATCGGGATCTGCTACGTCGGCGGGCTCGAGAAGGACGGCAAGACTGCGGCCGACACGCGCACCGACGCCCAGAAGGCGACGATGGCGCAGCTGCTGCAGGCGCTGAAGAAGGCGTTCCCGAAGGCGCGCATCCGTGGCCATCGCGACTGGTCGCCCGACACGAACGGCAACGGCAAGGTCGACAAGTGGGAGTGGCTGAAGAGCTGCCCGTGCTTCGATGTCACGGCCTGGTGCGCGGAGATCGGGCTGTGATCGCCCTGCTCGCCACCGCGCTTTCCTTCCTGGGCAGCCCGCTCGGAATCGTCGCCGGCGTCGCTGCGCCGGCGCTCGGTGCCCTGTTCGGCTTTTCGCCGGCGCTTCGCGCTAGGGTCGGTGGCGTCATTGGCCAGCATCGCAGCTGGCTCGTTCTGCTCGCCGTCGCGGCGATCGGCGCCGGGCTCTACGCCTGGGGCGCCGAGGGGCGCGCCGATCGCGACCGCATGCTGGCCTGGGGCGACCGCGTCTGCGCGTCCGCCGGCGCCGAGCTGGCTCCGGCCAAGACGAAGCGCGGCGCGACCTGCGCGGCGGCGATCGCCGGCCTGGCCAAGTTCAAGGCGGACGCGAACGCGGCAACCACCAAGGCGGTGCTCGACCAGCTCGAGGAGCGGGAAGGCAAGATGTCGGCCGACGCGAAGAGCGCGCGCGCCGCGGCAAATCGGGCGCGTGACGCTCAAGCTAAGATGGAGGCGGCAAATGCTGCGATCGGCGAAGATGACCGCGTTGGCAGCTCTTGGCTGTCTGCTTTCAATGACCTTGCAGGGCTGCGGAATTGATCGGCCCGCGCCGATCCCGCCGGCGCCGCTCGTGATCCGCGTGAAGGACACGCCCCCGGCGGACCTGCTCGCCTGCGCCGAGCGCGCGAAGCCGCTGCCGACCGATGCGCTCGCCATCATCCCGGCGCCGCTGCGCACCGCGCTGATCGATCTCGCGCGTGTCGTCGGCCGCAATGCCGATCGCCTCGAGCGCCTGGTGCGCTGGAGCGATCCCGCCGCGTGCCCCTCTCCGGAGACAAAGTGATGCCGATCGATCTGTTCTCAATCATCGGGCAGCTGCTGATCGGTTGGCTGATCGCCGACCTGGTCGGCGGCGTGCTGCACTGGCTCGAGGATCGGATTGCCCGCGAGGCCATCCCCTGGCTCGGCCGCGTGATCGTCGCGCCGAACCGGCGCCACCATCGCGAGCCGATGGCGTTCCTCGCGGGCACGGTGCTCGATCGCAACCTGTCCACTTGGGGCGTCACCGCGATCTGCACGTTGCTCTGGCTGCTCATGTTCGGCCCGTCGATCGTGCTGCTCGCGGCGGCGATCGGTGCAGCCTTGTCGTCGACGGTCCACACCCTCGCGCATGGCGGCGCTAAGACGCGCTGGATCAACGTGCTGCAGCAAGTCGGGCTGATCCAGTCGCCGGCGCATCACGCCGGCCACCATCGCCCGCCGTCGGACCGCCGCTATTGCGTGCTGACCAACTGGCTCAATCCGGTCCTGGACGCGCTCGGCCTCTGGGCGCGCCTCGAGGCCTCTCTGTTGCTGCTGGGCGTGGCGACCGACCCTGCAGCCACCGCGGATGATCGCTGACCGATGGACGACTTCCACGGCATCCTGATCGAAGAGACGAAGAGCGATCCGCCTGGCTCGCCCTTCGATCTAGCCGCGCCGATCATCACCTCGCCTGTCTCGAGCACCGCGCTCGAGGAAACGGAATGGACGATGACGCTGGTCACCGACCAGGTGGTGAGCTTTGCCAAGCGGGAAGGCGCCGACAGTCACCTGTTCACGCTCGACGGTACCGAGCTGTCGCTGCCGGCACTGGACTTCGGCGGCGGCGTCACGGCGCTGATCTGCGATCTTTCGGCAACCGGCGCGAGCGGCCGTGTTACCGACTTCTCGGCCATGGTCCTAGTCGGCGAGATCGACGCCGCACCGCCTGTGCTCTCGTCCCCGCGCGCCGGCTGCCAGGATCTCGGCCATAGCTATGCCGTCACCCTGATCGCGGCGCCCACGGCGACGTTCCAGAAGCGGAGCGGCGCCGACACCCACGCCTTCAGCCTCGCCGGCTCCACGCTGCTGCTGCCGCTGCCCAAGGTGACGACGCGGCCGAGCTTCGCCTGCAACCTCTGCGCGATCGATGGCGCCGGCAGACGGACGAACTTTGTCCACACGGTCCTGGTCAGCGACGCGCCGCCGTTGCCGCCGGGCTTCGCCTACCGCGCGAGTCCGCTGACGGGCCGGATCCTGACCAGCCCTGTCACCGGGCTGAACCTCTACGGAGAAGCATCATGAGCCAGCCACAGCCGCTCAGCGCGGCCGATATCGACCAGGCCGGCGGCGACGTGGTCGCGCGCGAGAAGCTGCAAACGATCATGGCGTGGAAGACGATCACGGCCGACCAGGCTGCGGTGACCGGCGATCGGCTGTCGGTCGATACGTCGGCCGCGAGTCGCACCATCACGCTGCCCGCAGGCGGCGGAATGGTCACGCTGCGCGATCATGCCGGCACCTGGGACAGCCACCCGGTCACGGTGCTCGGCAACGGGCGCACGATCGACGGCGCTACCTCGATCGCACTCGATCTCGTCGGGTTCGAAATCGCGCTCGCCTCGGTCGGAGGCGCTTGGCGCTACACGCTCAACTTCATGTACGGAGGCTAAGCCGATGGTCGGTTCTCTCAGCGCAAACAAGCCGGCGACCGCCTCTCTTCAGCAGTCGGTACTCGAGGCGACGATGTCGCTTCAGCAGACCGTGCTCGAGGCGCTGGCGGATCTGCGCCGCCCGCAGATGGAGCTGATCGCGCGGCTCGATCGCGAGGGCGATGCGAACTCGACGAACAGCGGAAATAGCTTCTCGCTTGCCCAGATGCTCCCGATCGCCGGCGCCGGATTGAGCGCCGGTGTCGGGGTCGGCTCTCCCGCGCCTGGTCGGGCGACCTTCATCCAGTCCGTCAGCCTCTGGGCGTCGTCTCCGGTAACGGGCCGTTTTCAGGTGGGCTCGGGTGGATCGGCCTGGGGCGGGACCGGCACCTATCCGCTCGAGGACTACGGCTTCGCGTGCGGCCCCGCCGCGACACAGATCCTCCCCGTCAATCGGTTCGTCCGATCGGGCGATCGTACCGGCGTCGGCGCCTATATCGACTCCTTCGTGGATCCCACCGGCATCGCGACCGGCATGGGGCAGATCACCGCGACGACGACGAACGGCAGCGCCGTGATCAACGGACTGGTCGTGCCGATCGCGTCGGGTCTCACCATCACCGGCCCCAACATTCCAGCTGGCACGACGGTCCTCAGCTACAGCAATGGAACCGCCACGCTGTCGAACCCCGCGACGGCCAGCGCGACGAGCCCGCACACGCTCTATGGCGTCCGGTTCAAGAGCGGCGTCAAAGCGTGGAGCCTCGCCGACAGCATCAACTTCGAGGCCAAAAAGGTGATCCTGATGCTGGGCGACAGCACCTGGAACGGCACCGGTCCGTCCAGCGTGCTCACCTGCATCCCCTGGCTGATCAACAAGTTTTACCGCGACCAGGGCCAGGACACGCGCTACATCCTGAAGGCGTACAGCGGATCGAACAGTTCGGGCCACGAAAACTATCGCGCTTCCGGCAAGTACGAGTTTCCGCAGGTCGATGCGATCTTCTACAATCTGGGCATCAACGACGCCGTGCAGGGTGTTTCGACCGCCACCCGCACGGCCAACGTCCAGGCTCTGATCGCATGGAAGCAGAAGCGCTATCCGAAGGCGAAGCTGGTGATCTTCGGCACCACGCCGGTGCAGGACAACACGCAGGAAGCGGCCATCGCAGCGTTCCGCGCCGCGGATGCTGCTACGGTTGCCGCGGCGGCTGATCCGCTGATCAAGTATTGCAACCTCGGCGGCAGCTTCGATCGGACTGTCTATGGCAATTTCGCCACCTCGGACCCGAACGGCACCGCCGTCCATGTGCGTGACCAAGGCCTGACGCCGCTTTGGGAAGGCGGCTACAATGGCAATGCTGGTCTGCGCGCCTGGCTGCTCGCCAACCTGCCCGCCATCTAAGGAGACGAAGCCATGGACAAGCGCCCAGCCTATTCGTGCGAGGACTCGACGATGGTCGATGGGGTGTTCATCGATGCGAACATGCCCTTTCTGACCGACAGCGAGCGTCAGCCGGACTGGCGCCGGATCCCCGCCGGCGCGCGCTTCTCGCCGGGGCTGCCTTACACCGGCCCTTTCGCCGTGCCGACCGATGCAAAAGCCTGACGGCCTTCGCCGCCTGCTGCTCGCGACCGTTCCCGGGTTGAAGGCCAACCCGGAACGCCTCGCCATGTTCGTCGACAAGGGCCGCGTCGCCTCGAGCGCTTCCGGCACCTTGTCGTTCGAATATCGCTACACGCTCGCGATCGTCGTCGAGGATTACGCCGGCGACGTCGACGCGATCACGATCCCCATCCTCGCCTGGATCTCCGAGCAGCAGCCGGAGCTGCTGAAGGCCGGCGACCAGGAGCCGTTCGACTTTGAGGCCGAGATCCAGGACGGCGCGACGGCCGATGTCAGCATCTCGATCGAGCTGACTGAGCGCGTGCGCGTCACGCCGCGGCCCGGCGGCGGCTATGACGTCCAGCACGTCGACGAAGCGCCGATCGCCGACCTGGACCTTTTCCCCGGCGTCTGTGACCAGAACCTCTGGCAGCTCTTCCTGCGCGATGAGCTGATCGCCCAAACCACCGATCCGGCCTTCCACCCGCCGGCGCCATGAGCGGCGATCTCGCCCAGGTCGAGGAGCTGGCGGGCGCGCTGCTGCAGAAGGTCGCCGCCGGCGAACGTGCCAAGCTGCTCCGCACCGTCGCGCGCGAGATCGCGAAAAGCCAGCGCACCCGCATCGCCGCCCAGATCGCGCCTGACGGCACGCCGTTCGCGCCCAGGAAGCCGAAGGCAGCGCCGACCGGCAGGCTGCGCCGCAAGGGCTCGATCAAGCGCCAGGCCATGTTCCGCAAGCTGCGCCTGGCCAAGAACCTGAAGGCCGGTGCCACCGATATCGAGGCATGGGTCGGCTTCAGCGGCCGAGCCGCCCAGATCGCGCGCGTTCACCAGGAAGGCCGCGAGGATGCGCCGGCACCGGGTCAGAAACGGGTGCGATATCCGAAGCGCGAGCTGCTCGGCCTGACCGAAGCGGAGCGCCAGACCATGCTGGATCTAGTTCTTGAGCAGATCACCCGCGATCCGCGGGGTTGAGGCGGAACGATCAGCTTGATGAGTATCCGCATACGCGGACACGCACGCGGCCGCTGCTGCAACGCCAGTGAAGAACACTGCCAGCCACGCGATAGCGCGTTCCTGATTAGAGAAACGGCGAGTCGTATAGACCTGCTCGCCATCGAGGTAGAGCTGCCCCTTACTGTCGAGGCCGATCAGCGAGATGCCTTCCAGCGATATGCAACGAACATCGGCGGGCCAATGATCTGGGCGATCGTTCGTCCGAGCTTTCGCTCTCAGCTCGGCGAACTCGGCTGCGGTGAGCGTTCGCTCTGAAGTCGTGCCGGACATCTGAAAGCTTCTCCGCTTGTCGCCTCTTGTAGAGACGGTCTCTACAAGAGCGCACCCTAGCACCTGTTGCCCGGCAAAGCCGACATGGCGCCGTGGCCACCTATCCGACCAGCTCCCCGGCACTCGACCTGTCGCGCCTGCCCGCGCCGGCGGTGGTGATGCCGCTTTCGTTCGACACGATCCGTGCCGAGCTGATCGCCGACCTGCAGGCGCGCCTTCCCACCTTCGACGCGACCGTCCCTTCCGATCCCGTTATCAAGCTGCTCGAGGTCGCCGCCTATCGCATCCTGCTACTGCGCGGCGAGATCAACGACGCCGCACGCTCCGTCCTGCTCGCCCACGCGATCGGTGCCGATCTGGATCAACTCGGCGCCTTCTATGGCGTTGCGCGCCTCGTCATCGTGCCCGCAACCGGCACGACGCCGGCGGTGATGGAGACAGACGCGGATCTGCGCATCCGCATCCAGCTCGCCCCCGAGACGCTGGCGGCTTCCGGCATGACCGGCGGCGGCTACCGTTCAATCGCGCTCCGCGTCGCACCGTCGCTGAAGGACGTCTCCGTCACCAAGCGCGGCGGCGGTCAGGTCGATGTCGTGCTGCTCGGCCGAGACGGCGACGGCGCCGTGCCCGCCGACGTCGTTCAAGCGGTCAGCGCCGCGCTTCACGCCGATGACGGCGCCCAGCTGACCGATATTGTGTCGGTGCGCTCGGCCGAGATCGTCCCTTACACACGCACGATCCGCCTGCGCATCCGCCGCGGTCCCGATCCCGCCGCGGTCCGCACCATCGCCGAGGCCGCGGTGCGAGCCTATGCCGCCGATCGCCACCGGGTCGGCCAGACCGCCTACGCCCAACAGTTCGAATCCGCGGCGAGCGTCGGCGGCGTCGAGCTGGCGATCGACACCGGCGGCGACGTCGTGCCCGGTCCCACCGGCGCGCCGTACCTGACGGCCGTCGAGATTATCGTCGAGCCGATGTCGTGATCCCGTCGCTGCTGCCTCCCAACCGCACGCCGCTCGAGACTGCGGTCGAAGCCGTCACCGCCGAGCGCCTGGCGCTGCCGGCGCACCTGGTCGCCGCGGTCTGGAGCCCCGACGCCTGCCCATCCTCTATGCTCGGCCTGCTCGCGTGGCAGCTGTCGGTCGATCTCTGGGACGATACCTGGGACGAGACGAAGAAGCGCGAGGTCTGCCGCAACGCGCTGAAGCTCCACGCGCTCAAGACGACGCTCGCCGGCATCAAGGCGCACGTCGCCCTGGTCGGCTCGGAAGTCACCCGCGCGATCCGCCCGCCGGCGAGGGGCTTTCTCCGCGGCGCGATGACCGACGCGGACCGCCGCGCCTGGCTCGATAGCCTGCCCCAGGTCCGCCTTTACCCGTTCGTCCACTACGCGATCGCCAATCACCGCGTCTTCGCGAGCGGCCCGGCGGGCCGCTTCTTCCACGGCCAGGGCTTCCTGCGCGCGAACCGCGGCACGCTGCTGACCGGCACCCGCGCAACCTTCTACGACCAGGGCGCCGAGCGCGAGATCCGTTATCAGCCGCTCGACGCCGACGGCACGGTCCGCATGCTGATCGAGCGAACGGCGAAGCGCAGTTGGCATGGCCGCGGCTTCTTCGGCGGTTGGCTGACCCGCAGTCAGGCAGCCAACGGCGTGGTGACGATCCGCCTCGGCGACGACGTCGGTTCGTTCGCCGTCCAGAGCAGCATGGAGCCGGTCGACGTCCGCCCGACCCGCATCGCCGAAGGCCGGATTGCGCCTGCAGCTCGATCCTTCTTCGGCTCGCGCCGGCACGCCCGATTCCTGCGCACCAGCCACGCGCCCTTCCTGGTCTATGACCGTGTCTCGCTGCACACCCCCGACCGCATGGGCGCGCGGCGCCGCACGCGCAGCTTCCACGGCGCGGGCCGCTTCGGGCAGGCGCCGTTCACCGCCGAGCTGCGCGTCGAAGTACCGATGCACCGTCCTGTCCGTCGCTCGGGCCGCTGGCATGGCGCCGGCTTCCGCGCCGCGGCCGACATGACGCGCCTCGAGCGCACGATTGAGGCGGTCGGCGTCTCCAAGGCTTTCCGGGACACCATCCTGATCGACACCGCCGTCCACGGCCCCGTTCAATTCGGGGGTGCGCTCCAGTTCGGGGACTTCACCTTCGGCGAAACCAGAAAGGTTGCCTAATGCAGAGCCGCGTCATCTTCCGCGACGGGATGGACAACGATCCCGCCGACCACAACACCCTGCAGGACTTCGCGCAGGGCGCGATGGACGATCTGATCTTCGACGCGATCAGCGGTGACCGCAAATACGCCGGCTTCGTCGCCGCGATCACCAGCTCGACCGAAATCACCGTGCAGCCAGGCCGGCTCTACAGCGCCGGCAAGGTCTATGCGCGGGTCGACGCCTTCACGAAGGACTTCACCAACGCGCTGCCGATCGCGACCAAGAAGCACGTCCTGGTCGTGGTCTTCGGGCAGGAGAGCGACACGGACGCACGCCCGCGCGAGTTCCTGATCAACGAGGAGAGCGGCGCCTCCGAGCCCCGCGTCGTCGCCATGGAGCGGGCGCGGATCTGCAACATCAACACGACCGCTGGGCAGGAGAGCCCCGACCCGATCGATCCGGTGATCGATGCCGGCCTGGTCGCCGTTGCGCGCGTCGTGCTGACGCCGGCGGGCGTGTCCGAGATCGTCATGCTCAAGGACAACGCGCTCGATAGCATCCCCATCCTGCGCGATCGCCTCGCTGCCGTCGAAGCCTTCGTCACGAAGGCCGGTCCGCAGATCGTGGCGCTCGGCTCCGACATGGCGAGCCTGCGCGCCGCCTCGGCCGACAACGTCAACTCGGCCGCGTTCGGGCGGCTGCTGGTCCGCATGGCGACGCTCGAGGAGCGTGACGGCATCCCTGTCGGCGCGACGGACAGCGACGCCGACTTCTTCCTCGACAAGGAAGAGTCGGATCTCGCCCACCCCAACTTCCTGGCCAAGATCGAGGAAGGCATCCGCTTCGCCGACGAAGCCGCCCAGACCAGCCAGCTCGCCGTCTTCGACGCGCTCAACCCGCGAGCGAAGATCGTCGGCGACGTCCTGTTCCCCGCATATACGCGCGAGCTGCGCATGTCGGTCGGGCCGCGCCAGGCCGAGACCCAGATCGCCTCCTACAGCTATCAGACGCATGCGATGGTGCAGCGGATGATGTCGCGCCAGCGCGTCCGCTACGGCGAGGAGTTCACCGTCTGCACCAATGCGGGCTGGTGGGGTGCCGTCACCGACCGCTACATCCCCGAGACCTTCTCCCGGAACGGCGAGAACTTCGAGACGGTCAACGTCGAATGGGACGGCCCGGCCCATGGCTGGGTGCGCGTCCGCCGCTATTGGTACGACACCGTCCAGGAGCCCTATTGGGATTATACGACGGTCAGCCATGCCGTGCCCGGCGCCCAGGTCGCCGAGACCTTCCTCAACGCCAATGCGGGTTGGCTCGATGCGGTCGGCCTGACTTTCACCAAGCTTGCCGCGGTCGGCGGCATCACCCTCGCCATCTGCGAAACCGATCGCGGCGCGCCGGACCTGAACAAGGTCATTTCCGTCACGACCGTGCCGCGCGAGAGCATGCAGCTTAACCGCGAGACGGTGATCCCGATCCAGCCCGCTTTCCTCGAGGGCGGCGTGCGCTATGCGCTGGTCGTGATCAGCGCGGCCGACCACTGGATCGCGACCACGCAAGGAACCAACTTCCCCCAGGGCACGCTCTTCTACGTGCTCGACGGCGCCTATCAGCAGGGCGATGGCACCCGCGACCTGTGCTTCTCGCTCTACATGGCGAAGTTCGCGGCCTCCCGCGCGGTGATCGACATGCAGCCGCTGTCGCTCGCCGGCGGCATGACGGCGATCGACATCCTGGCCGAGGCGATCGCGCCCAAGTCGACCGACCTGACCTATGAAGTCCAGGTCGGCGGCGCCTGGGTGCCGCTCGCCAAGACCGACCAGTCGATCCTCGGCGCCGGCGGCAACATCCCGCCGCTGGTACCGCTGCGCCTGGTGCTCACCGGCACGCCCGACGTGATGCCGGCGGTCAAGCTCGTTGGCTCGCGCGTGCTGGTCTCGCGCCCGCGCACGAACCTCACCCACGTCTCGGCTGTTCGGCCGCTGCCGGGTGCGGGATCCACGCAGATCCGCGTGATCGGTCGGCTGGAATATTTCGATGCCGGCCACCACACCGCCGCCTGCAAGCTGCGCACCGGCGCCGGTTATGCGACGATCGCCAACCCGTCTTCCTACGCCGACGTCGTCGCCGAGGATGGTTCGATCGAGCGCACCTGGGTCTTCAACCTTGGCGCCGCGGTCACGTCCTACAAGATCCAGTTCGACGCGACGACGGACAGCGCGCTGGCCACCTTCCACTTCGGCTGGCGCAAGGATTACGCCCTCTAAGGAGCCTCGATCATGGTGACGAAATACAGCAAGTCGAAGTCGGGCTTCTACAAGGTGGAGCTGGCGCGTCCGCACGAGCATGCCGGCTTCACCTACAAGCCGGGCAACGCCGCGACCGTGGTCAACCAGGAGATCCTGGACGACATGATCGCGGCCGAGGTGGTGACCAGTGTCGCTGCCGCCTGAACTCGACTTCGCCAAGGATCGCGAGGCGTCGCCCGATCGCATGAATCGGGCGATGACCTACATCCTCGACCGGCTGCGGCAGGCGATCGCGGTCAAGGCGGACTACGAGCTGGCGATCGAGGAGCTGCGCGCCTCCGGTCTGCAACGTCTGAGCGAGGCGCTGCAGCCCGTCGTCGCCAACGCCTATCAGCTCGCCGGCGAACTCGAGGCTGTCCACGGGCAGTGGGTCGCCGACAACGCGATCGTCATCATGCAGGCGGCGCTCTCGGCTGAGATCGCGGGCCGCTTCGACTTGATCGAGGCGGACATCGACGCACGGCTCGCTACCGCCGCGACTGCAATCCTTGCCGCCCAGACTCGCCAGGATCGCGCCGACGCCGATCGCTGGTTCTTCAATCACGGATAATCGACCATGGCTGTTGCGACTCTCGTGCCCGTCAACCGCACGCCCGGCACCGTGCTCGCCAAGGCGCTCGGCCCGGTACCCCCCGGCGAGGAGTGGAGCGTGTCGGTCCGCATCTGCGCGTCCGGCATCGCTGACGACGCTTTCGACCTGCGCCTGCGCAAGACGGACGGCACGAACGCCGCCTATCGCTGCAAGGGCCACCGCGCCGTGCTCGGCACCGGCACCTATGACGTCGAGACCCGGCTCACCTTGCCCGAGGGCTATGAGCTGTGGGACCGGTCCGAGGGCGGAGCGGTCGACGCTTCCTACACCGGCACCAAGCGCCAGGTCGCCTGATGGCCGCTCGCGTCCCCAATCCTGGCAGCGCTACCGGCGTTGCTGTGAAGGTGCTCGGCACCCTCAGCTACACGGTCGCGGGTGCGTATGACGCGCCGCTGCCGCCCGGCACCCGCGTGATCCGCATGGTTATGATGGGCGCGGGCGGCGCCGGTGGCAACGCTCCCGGCTTCGGCGGCGGTGGCGGGCAAGGTGCCTTGCAGCGGCGCATCGTCGCCGTCGACGCATCCAAGATCGCGATCGTCGTCGGCGCCGGCGGTGCGCCTGGCGCCGGCAGCGCGGCTGGAAACGATGGTGAAGCGTCGACGGCGCTCGGCTTCACCGCCGCCGGCGGCGAGGGCTCCCCTTTCGATGTGGCCGGTGGCGCCGGTGGCGCCGGCTCGGATGGCCCCAGGACCATGATCGGCTACGGGAACTATGCAGGCGCATCCAGCACCAGCCCGATCGGCGGCGGCAACACCGGCGGCGAGAACGGCTCCTACGATCACGGCAAAGCGGGAACGATGGGTGCCGGCGGCAATGGCGGTACCCAGGGCGCGGGCGGTCCTGCCCTCGGCGGCAAGGGCGGGGACGGCTACGTCCTGCTCGAATGTTTCGGCTGATCCGCTCTTGTAGAGACGGTCTCTACAAGAGCAGGCCCGCGCCACCGCCCCAAGCTCGCGGCATGGTCCGGCACCATGAGCGGCCCTTCCGACTTCCAGCGACTGATCGGTGACATCAATCGCCTCGGCACGATCGAGGCGGTTGATCTCGATGGTCCGACGTGCCGCGTCCGCATCGGCGATCTGGTCACCGGCGACATCCCCTGGGTAGCTCTACGCGCGGGCGGCAAGATCCTTTGGTCCCCGCCGACGATCGGCGAGCAGTGCCTGCTGATCTGCCCTGAAGCCGACACCGCCGCAGGCGTCGCGCTGCTCGGCATCTACTCCACCGCGCACCCGGCGCCGTCCAGCTCGCCCGACGTCGACCTTGCCCGCTATCCGGATGGGGCCGAGACCAGCTACGATTCGGCCGAGCATGTCCTGCGCGCCATCCTTCCCGAAGGTGCGCGTGTCGAGATCGTCGCGCCCGCCGGCATCGTGATCGACGCGCCCGCCGGCGTCCGCTTCAAGGGCTCGATCAGCGTCGACGACAACGTCCAGGTCGGCACCGGCGCCACCGGCAGCTTCACCACGCCGACCGGCGGCGTCGTCACCGTCCAGGCCGGCATCATTACCGGGATCGACGGATGATCGATCCCGCCTTCTTCCAAGCCGCACGCCGGCGCATCGAGGCCGTCGCGACCTGCGAAGATCTGCAGGACGCGGCCGAGGTCGCCAGCGGCCTGGCCGAGCTGCAGGCGGATATCGCGGAGCGCATGGCGCAGATCGCGCCGATCGTTGCCCTGCTGCAGGCGCCCGACGCCAACCTGGTGAAGATCGTCACCTGGATCTCGGACTTCATTGCGGCCTCGCTCGCACCCCAGATTCGACCGCTACAGAAGTACGCCCTGCAGCTCGCCACCATCTCGGCCGAGGCCGGCGCGATCGCCGCCGCGATCGAGGCGAAGGCCGCGACGATCGGCGACTGCCACGTCTCGCTGCCTGGGATCGGGCTCTGATGCAGGGCATGTCCGCCAGCACCGGCAAGCCGCTCGCCGGCGAGGAGCATCTGCGCCAATCGGTGCGCGACATCCTGACGACGCCGATCGGTTCGCGCGTTGCCCTGCGCGCCTACGGGTCGGCGCTGCCCGAGCTGATCGATCAGCCGATGTCGCCGAGTCTTCGCCAGCGCCTGTTCGGTGCGACGGCCACCGCCTTGCTGCGCTGGGAGCCGCGCCTGCGGCTGATCGGCGTCGCGCTCGCCTCGGCCGGCGCCGCTGGCGCCTTCACCCTCACCGTCACCGTCCAGCGCGTCGACGTGCTGCCCGCGGTCCGCACCACCATCGATCTCCCCCTTACCCGTTCGCCCGCGCTCGCCTGAAAGGATCCCGCATGTCGCTCGCCCATGGCATCACCGTCACCGAAGTCAGCGAGGGCGCTCGCGCACTCGTCACCGTCGCCACCGCCGTCGTTGGCCTGGTCGCGACCGGCCCCGCGGCCGACAACGACGTCTTCCCGCTGAACAAGCCGGTGCAGGTGACCAACCTCTCGGCCGCGATCGGCGCCGCCGGCGCGACCGGCACGCTCCGCGGTGCGCTGCAGGCGATCGCCGACCAGGCCAAGCCGGTCCTGGTCGTTGTCCGCGTGGCGCCTGGCGCCGATGCAGCCGCGACCAGCGCTGCCGTGATCGGCACCACCGACAACCAGGGCCAGAAGACCGGCATGCAGGCGCTGCTCGCGGCCGAGACGCAGCTGGGCGTGAAGCCTCGCATCATCGGCGCTCCCGGCCTCGACACCCAGGCCGTCACGACCGCGCTGGTCGTCGTCGCCCAGAAGCTGCGCGCCATGGTCTATGCCAGCGCGATCGGCGCCGACATCGCCGCAGCGATCACCTATCGCGGCCTCTTCGACGCGCGCGAGCTGATGCTCATCACGCCCGACTTCAAGGCTTTGGACACCGCCGGCGCGACCGTCACGAGCTTCGCCGTTGCCCGCGCCATGGGGCTGCGCGCGCGGATCGATGCCGAGCAGGGCTGGAACAAGACGCTCTCCAACGTGGCCGTTCAGGGCGTGCTCGGCACGACCAAGGATATTGGCTTCGACCTGCAGGATCCGAACTGCGAGGCGAACCTCCTGAACGCGGCCGAGGTCACCACGATCATCCGCGGCCCTGGCGGTTTCCGCTTCTGGGGCTCTCGCACCTGCTCGGATGATCCGCTCTTCGCGTTCGAAAGCTCCACCCGCACCGCCCAGGTGCTGCAGGACACGATCGCCAGCGGCATGATGTGGGCGATCGACAAGCCGCTGCGGGCGAGCCTGGTCAAGGATATCGTCGAGACCATCAACGCCGAGCTGCGCGCGATGAAGTCCGCCGGCCTCATCCTCGGCGGCAAGACCTGGTTCGACGTCGAGAAGAACCCGACCGCCAGCCTCGCCGGCGGCAAGGTGACGATCGACTATGACTACACGCCGACGCCGCCGCTCGAGAGCCTGCTGCTGAACCAGCGGATCACCGACAGCTACCTGGTCGAACTGACCGCCGGCGCAACCGCCAACGCCGCCTGATCGCCGCGCCCCCTTCCTCAGCATCCGGAGACCGAACGATGGGCATGCCCCGCATCCTCAAGGACATGATGATCTTCAACGCCGGCAACGCCTACATCGGCGAAGCCTTGTCGTTCACGCCCCCCAAGCTTGTCCGCAAGCTCGAGGAGCACCGCGCCGGCGGCATGGATCGAGCGGTGAAGGTCGACATGGGCGGCGAGCCGCTCGAGTGCGAGATCGAGACCGCCGGGCCGATGCGCGACGTTCTCGGCCAGTATGGCGGCGCGATCGATGCCGTGATGCTGCGCCTGGTCGGCACCTACCAGAACGATCAGACCCGCGGGATCGACACGCTCGAGTTCATCGTGCGCGGTCGGCACGAGGAGATCGATCTCGGCTCCTACAAGGTCGGCGAGAAGAACGAGAACAAGTCCAAGCTCGCGCTGACCTACGTCAAGTTCGACTGGAACGGCGCGACGATCATCGAGATCGACGTCCTCAACATGGTCGAGATCGTCGACGGCATCGACCGCCTTGCCGAGCGCCGAGCCGCGCTCGGCATCTGAGCCGCCGCCCATCCTGAAAGCCAGAAAGCCAGAAAGCCAGACCGATGAACAATTCGCCCCTCCTCGCCGCTGCCAGCACCGCTGCCGTCGCGGCGTTCGCATCCTTCAAGCTCGACTTCGACATCCCGCTTGGCGATCAGACGATCGCCGCCGGTACCGAGATCAAGGTGCGCAAGCCCGGCGCCGGCGAGTTTCGCGGCCTGACCCTCATGGCGCTCAGCCAGCTCGACTATGATGCGCTCGAGAAGATCGCTCCGCGGATCACCACGCCGATGCTCACCAAGGCGCATGTCGCGGCGATGGACCCGGCGGACCTGATGCAGTTCGGCGGCGAGGTCATGGATTTTTTGCTGCCGACGGCAGCGAAGGCCGACTCCCCGACGTCGTAGAAGAACCGATGGCGGATCTGGCGATCGTCTTTCATTGGTCGCCAGCCACCATGGACGCGATGAGCCTGCCCGAGCTGGTAGCCTGGCACGAACGCGCCGCCCGTCGCCACAATCCCGATTCCTGATCCGGAGCCGCGCCCCATGGCCGATCGCGACCTGCGCATCCGCATGCTGCTCGAGGCAGGCGACCGCTTCACCAAGCCGCTGCGCGATCTCGCCGGCGGATCGACCAAGGCCGAGCGGTCGCTAAAGGCGACGCGTGACCGGCTGAAGGAGATCGGCCGAGAGCAGAAGTCGATTGCCACGTTCCGGAAGCTGAAGGAGGAGCTGCTCGAGACCAAGCCGCAGCTCGAGGCGGCGCGCGCGCGCGTCAATGCTATCGGCCGCGAGATGGGCAAAGCGGGCGCTCCCACCGAGGAGCTGACGCGCAAGTTCCGGAAGGCCAAGGAGCAAGCCGCTGCGCTCGAGGAGCGCTACGGCCAAACGACGTCCGCCCTGAACAAGATGCGTTTCGAGGCGAGCAAGGCCGGCAAGAGCATGTCGACCTTCGCGGATGACGAAGTCCGGCTGCGGATCGAGGCGGGCAAGCTGAACGCCGAGCTGGACGAACAAAAGCGGCGCATGATCGGTCTCGCCGATCGCAGCCGCCGCATGTCCGCAGCCCGGGAAGGCTTCGGCCGCAACATGAACGCCGCCACCGGCCTCGCCGCGGGCGGTTTCTCGGCGATCGAGACCGGACGCACAGCGGGCGCTCCGGTGTTCGGCGCCGTCAAATCGGCCATGGAATATCAGTCGGTCATGACCGACATCGCCCAGAAGGCGAACCTGTCGCGCGAGGAAGCGCGCAA